AAGAAATGGTTACACTGATGTATTAGATTTTGATGGGATGGTAAATAACTTTATGGATGTTATTGAGGATTATCCACAATTAGAATCCAAACTTGTTGATTTTATTAAACCCGAAAACGCTTATGAAATGTTGTTATTGATTAAAGCTGGCAAGAAGGTTGATAGATGGGATTTGAAAAGTGCGGATGAGTGTATGGTTGGGATTACTTACAACACGAAAACACCTGGTAAAAGTATGATTCAACTTGAATTCAGTGAAAATGAATATTTCGGTTTTTTTGAGTTTGAAGAAAAAGATTGGGATAAAAATATATTGGAATCTATATTTGGAGGTAGATATAGTTCTTATAATGTGTTGGATTATGATTACGCTTATGAAGAATGGAAAGAAGGATATTTAATTGGAAATTTGAACACTGAAAATTATGATAGATTAAGAGATATAATAGCTTTTTTATCACCTGAACTTGCAAAAATGTATAAAGATGGTAATGAAGATTCATATCGAAGTAGTGTTAGTAAGTTTTTAGATAGTAATTTTGCATGGTTTGGTGAAAGGTTACAAGAGGAATACACTGATTTAAGAAATGAGGCAGCAAACGATAAAATAAAAGAAACTGCAATCAAAGATATTGCGGATATTTTTCAAAATTATGGAGTTTTCAGAAATAAAGGTGTTTTCACTTATTATGTGACTACTGTGAATGTTCTTTTGAGTTTATACAGAAAAACACAAAATAAAACAGCAACAATATTGGAATTATTTGAGGAGATTGGTAAAGAAATGGACTTGAACATTGGTCAATATCACAATGAAGGTTTCGAGAGTTATGATTTCGATGATAAAAAATTCAATGAAGTAGCAAGTGAGGGGTTAGACCGAATGATGGAAGAAATTGAAAATGAACCTGAAAAGTTTGAAAGATTCAAGGAATACGGAGAAATTCTTAACAAGTTGAGTAAATTGGGATATGAAATAGGAAGACAATATCCACTACCAACCGACCCCAAAAAAATGTTTAGAATAGAAGAAATAAGTAAAAATGATTCTAAAATTATTCTTATACATTGGGATGGGACGAGAGGCCAAAAAAGAAGTTATACCTTTGAGGAATTTGTAAATTATTTACAATCTCCAGAACTTTTTGAAAGTTTAGTTAGAAAATTGAAAAGAATTGTGTAATATTGTTCTATGGAACAAAATATCAATTTTCTAAAAAGGGTTTTATCTGTCCCCACCAAAACATATAAAGAGGATTTAATGATTCAATTTTTAACCGAATGGATGGTTGAAAATAATATTCCTTATTTTGTTGATAAAATGGGGAATGTTTATGCCACCAAACAAACTGATGAAGTTGAATATTTTCCTTGTGTTGTTGCCCACACAGACACGGTTCACGAGTTAGATACAATCAATATTCGTGAGATGATGTTACCCAATGACCAAAACCAATTAAAGATGGCCTTGAAGGCATTTAATGACCAAGGATTACCCACTGGAATTGGGGGTGATGATAAGTGTGGTGTATATGTTTGTTTGGAGTTATTAAAACAATTACCAAATGTCAAAGCGGCTTTCTTTGTTTCAGAAGAAACAGGATGTCATGGGTCTAAAAAAGCTGATAAAGATTTCTTTTCAAATGTTGGTTATGTTATGCAATTTGACGCACCTGGTAATTGGATGGTGAGTGAGTATTGTATGGGTGTAAAACTTTTTGACAAGGGTAGTGATTTCTTCGATAAATGTGATAGAGTATTAACGGAAGGTTTTGATGGTAGAAACAAATACCAATCCCACCCTTATACTGATGTTTATGCACTTAAACAACAATTTGACTTTTCTTGTATAAACTTTGCTGTTGGTTATTATAATTATCACACAGAACACGAATATGTGATTGTTGATGATGTTTATAATACTTTGGATATAGCAAAGAATATGATTGAGGAATTAGGATTTCAAAAATACAAGAAAAAATAATTTTTCGATATATTAATATATTTATAAATAAAAAATTATGAGTAAATATAGAAATATTAACAAAAATGATATTGAAAGATTATCTAAAATGATTGTAGAAACCGAATCAGAGACAAAAGAATTAGATGAGATTTTGAGTGGTACAAAGGTAGGTGATTTTTTTCAAGGTGTTAAGGGTTTTGTGAAAGGTGAAAGTTTCGGTTATTTTAAATATTTGAGTAAAATTAAAAATAGAAGCCAAAAGGTAATCAGAGAACTTGACGATATTGAAAAATTTATGGAGGAGTTAAAAGAGTTAAAACCAAGGGTTGATAAATTATCCATAGCCCCTGAGAAAAAAATGAGGTTGTTAAAACTTTTGGATTATGTAACTTCAAAATGGGAACCATTCTTTCCTGGTTATAAAAAAGCTTTGGGCGAAATAAATATATTGGCAACAGAAAAGTTAAGTGGACAAAGATTGGATATAATACCAGGTTCCAAAAAATCTCAGATTGGAAAAGATTTGAGTAAATCCAAGGATGAGATATCACCTGAAGATGATTTAAGTAAACCTGAGGAAATTGAACTTGATGTAACAACGACCACAACAACAAAAAAAACAACAAGTCCTTTTACAACAGCAGGTCAAACATCAGGAACTGAAGAAAAGAAAAAAGAAGAAAACTTGAAAGAAGAAATTGATAGATTTAAACAATTAATAAAATAAAAAAAAGGGACTATTCAGTCCCTTTTTTCTTTTTTGTTTTCTTAACTTCTTTTTCTTTAAAAACTATATTTTCACTTTCAGTTGTTAAAACATACTCTTCATTTTCTAAAATTTTACCATTTAAAACTTCTTCCGAAACAAAATCTTCAATTTTATCTTGTATTGCTCTTTTAATTGGTCTAGCCCCATATGTTTCATCAAAACCAACTTTAGAAATCAATTCTAAAACTGAATCATCACAAGAAATATTATAATTCAACCCTTTTAATCTTTTAATTAGTTTATCCACCTCTAATTTAACTATTTGTTTGACCTCTTCTTCCTTTAATGTGTTAAATACAATAATCTCATCAATACGATTTAGGAACTCAGGAGCAAAAAATTTCTGTAGTTCTTTTTTCAACATATCCCTCTTATGCTCTTCCTCAATATAAACATTAGCATTAGTTTTGAAACCAACTCCTGTTCCGAAATCTTGTAGTTTTTTTACACCAAGATTTGAGGTCATAATAATGATACAATTCTTGAAATTAATTTTTCTACCTAAACCATCTGTAAGATGTCCATCATCAAGTACTTGTAGTAAGGTTGCAAACACATCTTTATTTGCTTTTTCAATTTCATCGAATAAAATGACTGAATATGGTTTGTTTTTTACTTGTTCGGTAAGTTGACCACCTTCATCATAACCAACATAACCTGGAGGTGAACCAATTAATCTTGATATCGAGTGTTTTTCTTGAAACTCTGACATATCAACCCTAATCAGATTTTCTTCACTACCAAATATTTCTTTGGCTAATTGTTTTGCAAGGTAAGTTTTACCAACACCTGTCGAACCTAAAAAAATAAATGAACCAATTGGTTTATTTGGGTCTTTGATTCCCAATCTATTTCTTCTAATGGCTTTGGCAATTTTTAAAACTGCTTCAGATTGACCAATAACCTTTGATGCCAAATTGTTATCAAGAGAGGAAAGTTTATTTGTTTCGTCTGAATCCATTTTCGAAACAGGGATTTTAGTCATATTGGATACCACTTCATAAACTAGTTCTATACTAACCTCTTTCTTTTTATTCAACAAATCGAATTCAAATTTCTTTTTTTCCTCCTCTAACTTATCTAGTATTTTTGTTTCTTTATCCCTCAAATCAGCGGCTAATTCGTAATTTTGGCTTTTAACCACATCTATCTTTTGTTTTTTTATTTCTAAAGCCTGAGATTTCAAATCCTCAACAATTTGAGGCATTTTTATTTCCACTTGACTCCTTGCACCTACCTCATCAATAATATCAAATGCTTTATCTGGAAATTCTCTATCCGTAATATATCTTTCTGCTAAATCAACACAAAGTTTCAGAACATCATCACTATAATTTACTTTATGATAATTTTCATATTTGTCTTTAACATTTAACAAAATTTGTAACGTTTCGTCTTTGGTTGAGGGGTCAACAATCACTTTTTGGAATCGTCTTTCTAAAGCACCATCCTTTTCAAAATTTTTTCTGTATTCATCCAATGTTGTTGCCCCAATACATTGTATTTCTCCTCTTGCTAAAGCGGGTTTAAAAATGTTGGAAGCATCTAATGAACCTGAAGAGTTACCTGCACCAACAATTTGATGGATTTCATCTATAAATAAAATAATATTCGGAGCAGATTGTAGTTCTTCTATGATAACTTTCATTCTCTCTTCAAATTGTCCTCTGTATTTAGTTCCCGCAACGATTGAGGTCATATCTAAAGACATTATTCTTTTATCCATTAAGTTTCTAGGACAATCACCATTCAAAATTTTCAAAGCTAAACCTTCAACGATTGCGGTTTTTCCACAACCAGGTTCACCAATTATGATTGGGTTATTTTTCTTCCTTCTCGATAATATTTGAGCTATTCTTGTTATTTCTCTATCTCTACCTACAACAGGGTCTAATTTTCCCTCTTCAGCAAGTTTAACCAAATCTTTCGCAAAGTTATTTAGTACTGGTGTATCACCTTTACCTTTACTTGAGTAATCTCCATCTTTAGATTCTATCATAACTTTTTTTATTCAATAATAATGTTTTATTTGGTATTTTCAACAATCTTGTGATGACAAAATGTCAGTATTTTTAAATACAAACTGACAATATTGATTATAATCTTTATTTGGTATATAATTCGTACAATACTATGTAAAATAAACTTAAAAACAAATAATTTAATATGGATAACGATTTTTATAAAAAATTTGAGAAAATTTTAGACGAGATTTTTGGTGGTAAACACAAACCATCAACCCCATTTGAAAGTTTCTTAGAAAACTTGAAGTATGATGACCTTGATACCGATTTTAGTAAATTTAGAAACTCAGTCAGAAAAACCAAAGATGGTATTATCACCTCTATCCACTTTGTAATAAATCCAAATACAAAATGGACAGCACCTAACCACAATACAAAAAAAGATTTGGAAAATAAATTGAATGAATGTATCAAAAATCAGGATTTTGAACAAGCCGCTAAAATTAGAGATGAGATAAAAGAACTTCAAAAAAATAAAGGTAAGATTGAAACCTTAAAAAAAGAAATGGAATTAGCAATTGAAAAACAAGATTTTGAAAGGGCTATTGAGATAAGGGATGAATTAAAAAAAATTAATTAACTTTAACCCCCAATATAAATGGGGGTTTTTTAAATTTAAAAATATGGCAATTTTAAACGAACAAATAGTAGGAACAAAAATAATAAATGAAGTACAATCCAGTAATTTAGTTAGAAGTGAGTATGATACTGCAACTAAAAAAATGGTTATTGAATTCAAAAATGGTACTAAATATGAATACGATGATGTACCACACACGATATATACTAGATTCAGGTTATCAGAATCACAAGGTAAGTTTTTCAGTTCCTCAATAGCTAAAAACTATAAGTACAAAAAAATTTGACGTATATTTCCTATGTATCTGAATATTTATCAGACATGAGTAATATTGAAAATATTTTAAGTAGTTTTGAGATACAAGATAAGTTGTACCCAAAAATATGGTACCTACCAAATGAAAAACATATGGGTGACCCTGAAGGTCAGAAATATAAATTGAACCCCAAGGTTAGAAAAAATTTACTTGAAATAACTTACCAATTTATTGAAAGTTTAGATATCGATGTTGTTATTGATGATATCATTGTAGTTGGTTCGATTGCTAATTACAACTGGTCGAAGTTTTCTGATATTGATGTACACATATTAATTGATTACAAACAATTTTCCAAGGAACTTAAGGATATGTATGTTGAATATTTTGATTTAAAAAAAGTAATTTTCAATCAAAAAAGGGACGTTAAAATTTTCGGTTTCGATGTTGAGTTTTTTATTGAGGATACTGATATGAAAGGTATAAGTGGAGGTGTTTATTCAATACTTAATGATGAATGGTTAAAAACCCCGAAAAAGTTTAATATCAAAGTAGATTTTGATGAGGTGAAAAATAAATCTAAACAATGGATGAGAACAATTGATTCTTCAATAAAAAATATGGAAGAACAAGATATTGAAACAATTGAAAAAACATTGAATCAATTTAAAAATAAACTGAAAAAATTCAGATTAAGTGGTTTAAAAGATGGGGGTGAGATGAGTTTAGAAAATTTAGTTTTTAAAGTATTACGAAGAAATGGTTATATTGACAAATTATACAAAACTCCGTTGAAACTCATAGATAACAAACTTTCTATTGAGTAAATGTAGAATTGATTAATTGTACATATTTATATATAAAAAATAATAACAAAAAAATCGAAATATGGGAAAATTAAAACCTATTGGTAGTGAAAAATTAGGAGGAATGGAAAAAATTCATAGAATTTTAGAAATTTCTAAATATAATTTAAATACACCTCAGTCAATTAACGAGAGTGAATCTTTAGAATATTCAAAAACATTAGCAGATGGAAATACATATCATATTACAAAAGAAAAAAATGGATATGTTATAAAAAAGGGTTTAACCGAATCAGTTAGTGAATATATTGAACCGATGAAAAATAGAAAATATTATTCGTCTTATTCACAAGCATTAAAACGTTTAAACCTTATTGTGAAAGAGGTAAATGTAAATGAAGGTTATAGAGGTAACTTGTCATTATTTAATGAAGAAGAAAACATTGATGACAAAAAATATTTCTTAGTAAAAGGTGGTGAAACGAATGAACAAGAAGAAGAAACACCAATCCCGCCAGCGCCAGCACAAACAGCTCCTGTTACACCACCAGCTGCACCAACTGCACCTGAAACTGAAATACCGGTTGAAGAACCATTGTCTGATGAAGAACCTATGACAGATGAGATGCCAATTGATGATGAAGTTCCTATGGATGATGAGGGAGAAACTCCACAAGATGAAGATATTGTTACTTTTAAAAGTATTCAAAAACTTACAGGTAAATTAGCTCAAAAACTTAGAACATTTGGTTCGGAGGAAGAAAATGATATGTCTTCTCAAGATGTTAAGTATGTTATTAATTCAATTTTATCGGCTTTGGACTTAAGTAAACTTGAACCTGACGATATGGAAGAAATTATTGGTAAATTTGAAGAAACTGAGGAACCAGAAATGAAGAATGAGGAATTACCCGAACCTGATATGAATGTAGAGGAACTACCTGAACCTGAAGTACCTATGACACCTGAAGGTGAAATGGCTGAAATGTATCCAAGACATGGAAGAAGAGAAAGTTTCGAAGAACGTCAACAAAAAATGAAAATGAGGGAAATGGGTTATGGTGTTTCAGAATCAAAGGTTGACAGAATTTTACAAAAATATTTTAACGAAACACCTAAGAATATCAACGAAAGTAAGTTGGAAAGGTTATCTGAAAGTTTCAAACAAGAATCGACTTCAAAAAAATTTTTGAACAAATATCCAGCTGCAAAACTTATTGGTAAAAACAAAAAGGGTACCTTAGTTTTTGAAATGAAAGGTGAAAAATTTGGTGTAACAACAAGTGGTAAATTGATATGAACTATTTGATATATGTTAATGAGTTAGGACCGAACTACAAAGGTGATAACATTTACGAATTTATATTTAGTAGTAATATAACCGATGTTTGGGGTGAGATGTGGGAATCGAAACCATCGAATGGTTATCCTCTTCCACCTGATTTGGAACATATAAATAAAGTTGGGGTTTTAAAAAATGACAAAATTTCTTTGTCAGTCATACAGAAATCGGATTATTTTTCAATGATTGATGCTATAGATGATGTGGTGGCTTTAGGTTGGGAGAATGAATCTGAATTAATTAATTTTGATTTAGTCAAAAGATTGGTTTTCAGATTTGGAGAAACTGAAGAAAACGTAAAAAATAAATTATATGAAAGGGATATAGTCCTTGAATTTGAAAAAAAATTTTCCTATGAATCTTAATAACAAAGTTGGTTTTTTATTGGATAGTGGTTTGACACCTGAATTTATCGTGTCTTTGAATGAAAGTACAATAAATGCGTTGTATGAAAGAATGAACAATAAAGAAGTTGGTGAACAAACAACCCAACCAGTAAATGCAACAAAAACAACGAAAACAACTGACATATATACTTTAAACCCTGGTGGTTCTATGGATGTAAAAAATGCTGTAGTTTCAAATAAAGATGGTAAGACAACCGTTGAAATGATGGAAGAGGACGAATTAGAGGAAAAATTTGAATCCAAAGCTCAACAAGGTATGTTTTGGGCTCGTTGTAACAAATGTAAAAGTGATGATTGTAAATGGTGTAAAATGGCTAAAGAATTTTCTAAAAGCACATCCAAGAAACAATATAAAAATATGCCAGAAAAAATTCATCTCGATAAAACAGTTAAATACAAAAAGAAAGAAACTAAGGAAAACTTTACAATGGCAAATTACTTAGATAAAGTAGGTTCTGTTGTTGCATCCCAAGTAGGAAAAAATGTTAATAAGTCGATTAGACCAACTTTTGAAAATTTTATGACTGAAAAGAACTTAGATAAATTAGTTAAAGAATCATTACAACCAACTATAACTAAAAAGGATTTACTAAGTTTATTAAAAAATAGAATAAATGAGGATTTCTACTTCGGTGAATCTGAAATGTTAGAAGATTTTGAATTTATGGCAGAGCCTGGTGTGAAAGAACCGGCCACTAAACCTAAAACCCCAACGGAAAAACCAAAAGAAAAACCAAGAAGAAAACCATCACGTGAAACACCTTATGAGAATCCTGAAACAAGACCTCAAGGTGAAGATGAAGATTTTGAATTAGATATGATGGATTTAGAGTTTATGGCTGAACCAGGTGTAAAAGAACCAACAACAAAGCCAAAAACACCAACTGAAAAACCAAAGGAAAAACCAAGAAGAAAACCTGAAAGAATTACACCATACGAAAATCCTGAAACTAGACCTCAAGGTAAAGAAGAATTTGATTTTGTTATGGAAAAACTTTATAATAGATTAAAAAAGAAGTAATGAAAAAAAATTGGTTATTTGAGGCGCCCATTAGTGATTACTTACCTGATGATGTAAAAAATAGGATAGAACGTACTGCTAAAAATCTTTATGATAATCCTGAAAATAAAGCACCAAGTTCACAAGAATTTACATCTTTGATGTTTGGGTTACCAAATATAGAATCAAATCATAAAAGTGATTTACAAGATTTAGCTTTAGTTACTTTTTTTAATATGTATCCTCACATAAAAAGGGGGGTTGATACTGGTAAAATAAAAGTAAATGCGATTTTAGGTCAAGGTAGTGGTGGTCGAAAATTATCACAAGAAATACCTACGTCAAAAATAGAAAAGGTAAAACAAGTGGATTCTTCTTTTGACGAGAGGGTAAAACAAAGACATATACAAAATGCCTTGACTCAAGGAGCCGCTTGGAGAGATGGTTTTAATGTTGTTAATAGTATTGAAAATGAATTGAATTCCATTGACCCAAGATTAGTTGATTTATATAAAAAGTTTGGTTCTGGAGCCTCTCGTTTTTATTGGGAGAACACGGCACAATTAGAAAGAATGGCTCAAAGTGTTACTGGTAGAGTCGCATATTGTGATGTCTATTTAGATAAAAATGGGGTTTGGATTATTGATGCTGCAGCCCCAAATTTTCCTTTACTTATGCACGAACTGGTTAAAGGAGCAAGATATTATGATTCTATTTTTACATTACCTAAAAACAAAGAAGTTGGTGATACAATTATGGGTGTAGCTGATGCCCACAAACACGAAATCAAAAATATGAATTATGGTAGAGCCCTAATAGAACAATTGAGATTTTTATGGGATATGGAACTTGATGGTTATTCACGTGAAATTGAACCCGATTTATTGTTAATGTTAGCTCAAGAATTTGAGGGAAAACCTGATGATTATAATGAAATGATGTTAGGTGTTTTTAAAAATGACAAAAAACAAATCGACAAGTTTTTGGATTTGTCACAAGAGATTATAGATGATATTAATTACGAAAAGAAAAACGAAAAACCAATAGAAAAAATGAAGTTTGAAAAGAAGAAACCTATTGAACCTAAAGATGACGAGGATGACGAGGATGACGAAGATGATGACGATTTCAATCCTGATGATTGGGATAATTTTGATTTCGATGACGAAGATGAAGATTAACTTGAAAACCCCCATTTATTATTAAGTGGGGGTTTTTATATTTATTTAAAATACAATTTATGAGTTTAACAAAAGAACAAGTTATGATAGAATATGTAAGATGTATGAAAGATACACCTTACGCTTTGAAAACATATTTGGAAACATATGATAATACAGTTTCAAAATATGTCCCATTAGAGTTATTTCCTGACCAAATATCATTACTAAATGATTATGAAGAATACAATGAAAATATTGCATTAAAATATAGACAAGCTGGTGTATCGACAGTAACAGCGGCATGGATATCAAAGAAAATTGCTTTCGCTAAAAAAGTAAAACCTGAGAAAATTTTGATTATTGCTAACAAACTAGATACTTCTATGGAGATGGCAAACAAAATAAGAATGTTTATTGGTCAGTGGCCATCTTGGGTGGGAATTGATTTTGCTGCAGAAAAAAATTCTCAAAAACATTACAAAACAAATAATGGGTGTGAAGTCAAAGCGGTAGCAACATCAAAAGATGCCCTTCGTGGTTTTACCCCAACAATACTTGTATTTGACGAGGCTGCGTTTATTGATGCGGACTCTGACTTCTGGGCGGCTTGTATGGCTTCACTTTCTACGGGTGGTAAAGTAATTGTTGTTTCAACACCAAATGGTTATGATGCAATTTATTATGAAATATATAACCAAGCAAGTAGAGGAATGAATGATTTCAAAATCTCTGAAATGTTTTGGTTTAGAGACCCAAGATACACAAAAGATTTGTATTTGGTTAAAACTCAAGATACTATACATTATTTACTTAACAAAGAGGAATATCCTAAAGAAGAAATTATTAGTTGGGAAAATATTCAATTTGAAGATAGAAACTTTGAGGAACTCAAACTAATGATGGATTCGGGTTACAAACCTTGTTCTTCTTGGTTTGAAGGTATGGTTAAAAAATTGAAATATGATAAAAGAAAAGTATCTCAAGAATTAGAGTGTAACTTTCTTGGTTCAGGTGATAATGTGTTTGATTCTTTATTAATGCAAAGAGTTAAAGAGAATATGATTAAAGAACCTCAAAATAAAATGATTGGTAACTCTTTGTGGATTTGGAAAGAACCAGTGATGGGTCACAAATATGTAATGGGTGTGGATGTGAGTAGAGGGGATAGTGAAGATTTTAGTTCATTTCAAATCATTGATTTTGATGAGAGGGAACAAGTTGCTGAATATGTTGGGAAACTACCACCTGATACGATGGCTGAAATATGTTATAAGTGGGGTAATATGTATAATTGTTTCATTGTAATAGATATCACTGGGGGTATGGGTGTATCGACATCTAGGAAACTACAAGAAATGGGTTACAAGAATTTGTATGTTGATGGTGTTGACTTAGCTAACAAATGGAAATATGACCCAAAAGCGTTGGAAAAAATACCGGGATTAAACTTCAACAATAAAAGAGTCCAAATAATAGCATCATTTGAGGAAGCTATGAGACACCAATTCAAAATTTATAGTATGAGATTGTTCAATGAAATGAACACTTTTGTATATGTAAATGGAAGACCAGACCACCAAAAAGGCCAACACGATGACTTAATTATGTCTATTGCAATGGCCACATACGTTGCAGAATCTTCTTTTAGTAGTTTGGAAAAGGTAACAGAGCAGACCAAAGCAATGTTGGATTCTTGGTCTGTTACTAATAATGAAACTGCCGCCAAACAAATTGATTTTAATCCAGTAATACCATTCGGTCACGATAGGATTAATCAAAGTAATGTGAACATTACTAAGGAGGACTATATGAAATACTCTTGGTTATTCGGAGGTAGGTAATATTTATAAAAAAAAGATTATGGGATTTGTAAACAGAAAAAAAAGTGGGGACAAAAAATTCAATGGGTCAAAATTGAATGTACCAGGTCAAGGAATATCTACCACAAAACTTAGTCCACCTGATAAAGTCCCATTTAAAAATAACAATACAAATAGTACAACTAATAATACCTCAAATTAGATACAACTATTTAAAACAACAGAAATATATTTAAAATTTCTTTATGGAAAATAATCAACAGAATTTAACAGTTTGGCAAAGATTAACACAGGCATTCGGTCCGAATGCTTTACTTAATCAAGATTACCCAACGTATAGTTTTGATAGGAAAGAGTTGTTAAAAACTAAATCAAAACAAGAATTTGATAAGGAATTATTACAGGCACAACAAACTTATTACTTAGCAAATCAATGGACGAAAATTGAGAGTAATTTATATACTCAAGCTGTTTATTATGAACCAACAAGATTAGCGTCATTCTACGACTATGAATCAATGGAATATACACCTGAGATTTCAGCAGCTTTGGACATTTATGGTGAAGAATCAACAACTGTAGACCAAAATGGATATATGTTACAAATCTATTCAGAATCCAAACGTATCAAAGGTATTTTGTTGGACTTGTTTTTGAATGTGTTGGACTTGAATACCAATCTACCTATGTGGACAAGAAATACTTGTAAATATGGTGATAACTTTGTATACCTTAAATTAGACCCTGAAAAGGGGGTTGTTGGTTGTATGCAATTACCAAACATCGAAATTGAACGTTTGGAAAGAGGTATGCCGGCTCAAGCAAGTAGACAAAATGTTGAAGAACCAGCTGAAAACAAAGGTTTAAGATTTAAATGGAAAGCAAAAGATATGGAGTTTAACTCTTGGGAAATTGCTCATTTCAGATTATTGGGGGATGATAGAAAATTACCTTATGGAACTTCGATGTTAGAAAAAGCAAGAAGAATTTGGAAACAATTACTTTTATCAGAAGATGCGATGTTGATATATAGAACTTCGAGAGCACCTGAAAGGAGAGTATTCAAAGTTTTTGTGGGAAATATGGATGACAAAGATGTTGAACCATATGTACAACGTGTTGCAAACAAGTTCAAAAGAAGTCAGGTTGTTGATTCTCAAACAGGTAATGTTGATATGAGATTCAATCAAATGGCCGTTGACCAAGATTATTTTATTCCTGTACGTGATGCCGCAGCAGCTAGTCCAATTGACACCTTACCAGGTGGTCAAAACTTGGGTGAGATTGCTGATATCGAATACATTCAAAAAAAGTTATTAACTGCTTTAAGAGTACCTAAAGCATTCTTAGGTTTTGAAGAACCAGTTGGTGATGGTAAAAATTTATCTTTAATTGATATTCGTTTTGCTAGGACTATTAATAGAATTCAAAAATCTATGGTAGCAGAATTAAATAAAATTGCAATTGTACATTTGTTTCTTTTGGGATTCGAAGATGAACTTTCTAACTTCACCTTGAGTTTGACAAATCCATCAAGTCAAGCAGATTTACTTAAAATAGATATATGGAAAGAAAAAGTTGCATTGTATAAAGAATGTGTAACTTCAATTGAAGGTATTGCTCCAACTTCTGTTTCATGGGCAAAAAAACACGTTATGGGATTCTCTGATGAGGAAATCAAACTTGATTTACAACAACAAAGAATTGAAAAAGCCGTTGGAGCTGAGCTTACAAATACTGCAACAATCATAACAAACACAGGTGTATTCGATAACGTAGATAAATTGTATACCCAAACTAGTGGTACAACATCAGGTAATGTACCACCTTCAAGTGGAGGAGAAGGGGGGACACCACCACCAACAGGAGGTCCTGAGGGTATGGGGGAAACATTCAACAATAGAGATAATCTGAATATATTATTGGAAAACGAAGGAATATTTGAAGAAATGAGTTTTATCGATTTGTCCAAAGCT